CATCGTTAAATGATGTTCAGAATTTTATCACTAATCATTTAGAGCCAACTAATTTAACTATTCAGGATGGAGATACTATTGATTTAGGGGATGTTATTTATGACGAGTCTGAGTTGATTGTTTTAAGTTGGACTGGCGTAAATGGTACTGCTACAATTACTTTACCTGATGTAACATTGGCAAAAAATCTTAATAGAACTAAGAGAATTATAACAGATTCAACTTTTCACAATTCTACTCACGCTCAATTGACTCCTTCAGGTTCTCAAAATTTAGATGGAGCTAACAGTCCCTTTGATTTAAATAGAGCTTATGAAGGTATAAAGGTTTGGGGAAATGGAACTGAATGGTTCGTAATACAACAAAAAGCATAAAAATAGAACACTTTATTAACCTATAGTTACTTAACTATAAATATTTATCAAAATTATGGAAAGTCCAAAAGCAACATCATTACTGAATGAGATTCTACAGAAGTTGTCTTTGCTTACTAAAGAAGAACCTACAGAAGAAGTAGTTCTTTCAGAAGAGGTAGAGGCTGTTGAAGAAGAAGCTCAAGAAGTAGCTGAAGCTACAGAAGAGTTAGCAGAAGCACCAGAAGAGTACACCGAAGAGGTGGTAGAAGAAGAGGCTGCATTAGAAGCAGGTTATGTTACTGAAGAAGCATTTGCAAGTAAAGTTAGTGAAATGGAAGCTGAATTAGCGTCCATCAAAGCTATGGTTCAAGAGCAAATGAGCAGTTTGGTTAAAGAGAAAGAAGAGTTATCTTCTCAGGTAGAAAAACTTTCATCTGATCTAGCATCAGAACCTGCTGCTGAACCAATCAAACATGATCCAGAATCAACTGGAGATAAAAAACAAGTATTTAGTTATGGGAAAAATAGACCTACTAATACTTTAGATAGAGTATTTAATAGATTAAACAATAAATAAACAAAAAAGAAATGGCTACAACTACTTCAATCACAACAACTTACGCAGGAGAAGCGGCAGGACAATATATCGCTGCAGCTTTACTTGAAGCTAACACTATCGCTCAAGGAGGGATTACCGTTAAGCCTAACGTAAAATTCAAAGAAGTTATTAAGAAAGTGTCTGTTGACGATATCGTTAAAGATGCAACTTGTGACTTTGATCCAACATCAACTTTAACTCTTACAGAAGCTATTCTTCAGCCTGAAGATCAGCAAGTGAACTTACAGTTATGTAAGAAAGACTTCGCATCTGACTGGGAAGCTGTACAAATGGGTTACTCTAGTTTCGATTCATTACCTCCTTCATTCGCTGACTTCATCATCGGACATATTGCTGCTAAAGTAGCAGAGCGTACTGAGAAGTCAATCTGGGAAGGTTCTACTGCTACAAACGGACAATTTGATGGTCTAGTTACAAAAATTGCTGCTGATGCAGGATTGCCTGCTGCACAAGAAGTTGCAGGAGTAGCTATCACTTCTTCAAATGTTGTTGCTGAGCTTGGGAAATTAGTTGATGCAATCCCTTCTACACTTTACGGAAAAGAAGATTTACACTTATATGTTTCTCAAAACATTGCTCGTGCATACATCCGTAGTTTAGGTGGATTCGCTGCTATCACTCAACAAAATGCTGCTGCTGACGAAAACGTTGGAATTGCAGGTGTTGGTGGAAATGGAATCAACTCTCAAGGAACAATGTGGTACAATGGAGGAGGTTTATCTTTCGACGGTGTAAAAATCTTTGTTGCTAACGGATTAGGAGATAACAAAGCTGTAGCTGTAGAGAAGAGTAACATCTTCTTTGGAACTGGCTTATTATCAGACCTTAATGAAGTTAAATTATTAGATATGGCTGACCTTGATGGTTCACAAAATGCACGTCTAGTAATGCGTTTTTCTGCAGGTGTACAGTATGCTCAGATTTCTGACATAACTACTTACGGAATCACAAACTCTGCTAACTAAGAATAATTAATAATTAATAAGAAAGGGTGGGTGGAATATCTACCTACCCTTTTTTTTATATAAAAACTAAAAACTATGGCTTGTAATTTAACTAGATCTCGTGCCGAAGCGTGTAAAGATACGGTGGCAGGGATTAAAAAAATATACTTTGCAGATTTCGGTGATTTAGGTGCTATCACCTTAACGAATGACGAAGTAACAAATTTAACTGGAGTAGCAGGAGATTTAGATCTTCACACTTATGAAGTGAAAGGAAATAACTCATTTGAAACTACAGTTAATGCATCTCGTGAGAATGGTACTGTATTCTACGAGCAAGTTCTTAACATTACATTAAAGAAGTTAACTAAAGAGGATAACAAGGAGTTAAAGTTATTAGCTGCAGGTAGACCTCACATCTTTGTTGTTGACCAAAATGACAATGTATTCTTAATGGGTAAAGAAAATGGTGCTGACGTAACAGCAGGTACTGTTTCTACTGGAAATGCTTTAGGTGACTTTAACGGTTATAACTTAACTTTTACTGCACAAGAAGTTTCTCCTCCAAACTTTGTTGAGACTGCAGGTAGCGGAACTGCTAACTTCCCTGTAGATGCTATGGCAGGTTTAGATGGAACAGTTACTATTGGAACTCCAGTTGCTGTATAATATACATCTTGATTAATTATTGAAAGGGTAGTTTTTATAGCTACCCTTTTTTTATTATCTTTACTGAAAACAAAACGATAGATATTTATTACTTTGGTATGGAGGTATTAACAACATCTACTGGAACTCAAAATATAAAGATAGTGCCTAGAAAAGATTCTAGCAACCCTATTTTTGAGCTTACAGATAAATCAAAAAGAACTACGTCTACTGTTTCAGTTACTAAAACGACAGAGGGAGAGTATATGAAGCTATCTGGTGCATTTTCTCTAAGAGAAGGTGAATCATATAGTTTTAAAGTTAAAGATGGATCAGAAGTGATTTATAGAGGTTTAATTTTCTGTACCGATCAAACAGATTTAGATAAGTATTATGTCAATAAAGATGAATATATTATGGACGATACTTACGATAATGATTATATATTTGCGTAATGGCTAGAAAAAGTCCAAGTAATAAACAAGTTAAAAAAGTTAAGGATAGTATCCACGTTCTAAACTTAACATCTTATTCATCTCCTCAGGTTATTGAGGATGCTAGAAATGATTGGATTGCCTATGGTGATGACAATGATTACTTTCAGTACTTAATAGATAGGTATAATGGTTCTCCTACAAATAACGCAGCTATAAATGGCATAGCTGAAATGATTTATGGGAGGGGATTAGATGCTACTGATAGCGAAGAGAAGTCTTCAGAGTATGCTGAAATGAAAAACTTATTCAAGAAGCATTGTATAAAGAAGGTTTGTTATGACTATAAAATGATGGGTCAAGCAGCTATTCAAGTTATATACAGTAAAGATCGCTCTCGTATTGTTCAGGTAGAACATATGCCTATTGAAACTCTTAGAGCTGAAAAGTCTAAAGACGGAGAGATTAGAGGTTATTTCTATCACCCAGATTGGTCTGAATTAAAAAGAAATGAAAGACCTAAGCGTATTTCAGCATTTGGAACGAGTAGAGATTCTATAGAGATATTATACATTAGACCTTATAGAGCAGGATTCTATTACTATTCTCCTGTTGATTATCAAGGAGGTTTGCAGTATTCTGAGCTTGAAGAGGAAATTGCCAACTACCATATAAATAACATACAAAATGGATTGCAACCGAGTATGCTTATTAACTTCAATAACGGTACTCCAGATAAAGAGCAGCGTGATGAGATTGAGAGAGCTATATATGAAAAGTTTAGTGGAAGCTCAAATGCAGGGAAGTTTATCTTGGCTTTTAACGACAGTAAAGAACTTTCTGCAACTATAGAGCCAGTAATACTAAACGATGCTCATCAACAGTATCAGTTTTTATCTGATGAGAGTATGAGAAAAGTAATGGTTTCTCACCGTATTGTTTCTCCAATGTTAGTTGGAATAAAAGATAATTCTGGTTTAGGTAATAATGCAGATGAACTACAAACAGCTTCCTTGTTAATGGATAATACTGTTATTAGACCAATGCAAGTTACGATTATAGATGAATTAGAAAAAATATTAGAGTATAACAATATAGATTTAGAATTGTACTTTAAGACGTTACAGCCTCTTGAATTTACTGATTTAACTAATGCTATTACTGATCAAGAGATAGAGAAAGAAACAGGTGTTAAAAAGAATACTGAGGAGTCTAGCGAAGAGATAGTAGAAGAACAAATAGAAGAATAATGGCTACAGCACTATTTATAACAAGAAAAGACTTAGTAAAAAATACTGCACTTAGTGGTAGTGTTGATACTGATAAATTTATTCAATTCATAAAATTGGCACAAGAGATACACGTTCGTAATTTCTTAGGTACAGATTTGTATGATAAAATAAGTTCGGATATTGAATCCAATAGTCTTTCTGGAGACTATCTAGCATTGAAAAACGATTATATTGTGCCTATGTTAATTCATTACGCAATGGCAGAATACTTACCTTTTGCTTCCTATACTATATCTAATAGCGGTGTTCATAAGCATAGTAGTGAGAATAGTCAAAATGCAGAGAAAAGAGAGGTAGATCATCTTGTTGCTAAAGAGAGAGATTACGCTGAGTACTACTCTAACAAGTTTATAGACTATATGAACTATAATGCTTCTAGTAAGTTCCCAGAGTATTACTCTAATAACAACGAAGATATATATCCAGATAAAGATACAATTTACACAAGTTGGGTTTTATAGTGAGAGAAAGAAAAAAAATAGGTCAATATAGACCAAAACAAAAGAACGAAGTTAAACTTTCTAGTTACATTAGAAAGAAATATAATGAGTTGGGGAAAGATATACGAAACAACTAACTGGGGTAAGATAGAATCTTTCATCCATATAGGTTTTAACAAGGCTGCTGCTTTAGCTACAGTAGCTATAACAATACTAATAGATAGTGTTAACATATTAATAGATAGCATAACAAATAGAATAAACTAAAATGGCAACAAATCAACAAAACATTAATCTCGGCTCAGCAGACAATGCTAATGATGGAGATGTATTAAGAGCAGCTTTTAGAAAAGTAAGAAAGATGTTCGCTGAGATATATGGAGATACTGATGCAGAAAATCTAACCGATTCTGAAACAGTACCTTCAACTAACTTTGACACCCACATTACTGAGAAGATTCAAGATGTTGTTGGTAGTATGGTTACTGGAAACACAGAGAATAATATAACTGTTACTTATGATGATACCGATGGCACACTAGACTTTGATGTTGCAGCAGATATTACAGATGTAAATGCAGGTAGCGGTTTAACTGGAACTAATGAAGATGGTGGAGCTGCCACTTTAAGTGTAGGAGCAGGAGATGGTATTACGGTAAATGCTGATGATGTTGCTTTAGCTTCTTCTGTAGCAGGTAGCGGTTTAACATATACTAACGGTGTTCTAAGTGTAAATGCTATTGATACAGATGGCATTGCAGCAGATGCTGTAGATGGAACTAAACTAGAGCAATTTGACGACACTCTTACTGCAGCTACTTCTGGAGATATTCTAGTTTCAAATGGAACTGATTTTATTCAGTCTACCATGAGTGGAGATGCAACTATATCTAGTGGAGGTGTTGTGACTATAGCAGATGATGCAGTAACAACTGACAAATTAGCTGATTCAATTAATACAGAAATCACAGCAAATACTGCAAAAATAACAAACGCAACCCATACAGGAGACGTAACAGGTTCTACTGCTTTAACTATAGCAAACGATGTAATCACAAACGCAAAGTTAGGAAGTGAATTTACTACTAGCTCATCTATTTCGGCTTCTGATGTAGATTTCAGTTCAGCAGCAGTATTCACTAAAACATTAACAGGAACGACTACATTGACTTTTTCTAACGTGGAAACAGGAATGGTTAAGACTTTAGTTATTAGTGGAAATCAAACTTTAGCAATGACAGGAGTAACAACATTAAACGGAGAGTATTCGGGTACTGCAAGTAAAAACATAATCCAAATTGTATCAACTAACGGTAGTTCAGAGATGTTCGCTACCATTTCAAATGTAGCATAATATGAAAGCAAGATTAGAATCAGGTAAAATAGTAAAATACTCACAGATACCAAACACAATTGTATCTGGCGGTAAGACGTATGTAAACTCAAAGAGATTAACAGCAGATGAACTAGAATCTCTAGATTTCTTTGACGTTATCGTACCAGATTACGACCCTGTAACAGAAGTTCTCTATAACCTACACTTTGATAACGCTTATTCCTATACTGATATTGATGGAAACGAAGCTACAAAAGAAGTGTTTACCTACGATAAGAAAACGAAGGTAATTTCTGAAACAGTAGCAGAACTTAAAACAAAGCGTATAGAGGAGCTTAAAAAAGTTGCTTATGATAAACTATCCTCTACTGACTGGTATGCTATTAGAAAGGCTGAAAAAGGTACTGATATACCTTCTGACATAGTAACAGAACGTGACGGTATAAGAACAAGCGTAACAACTAAAGAAGGCGAAATAAACGCACTTACTACAAAGGCTTCTATTTTGAAGTACGATATTAACTTTTAAATCCCTTATATGGCGATTAACGAAAGACTTATAGATACAGAGGTTGCAGCAGCTGGAAACGGTGGAGGCGGAACTGGAAACCAAGAAGAAGGATTAATACTTCATTTAGATGCCAATGATGTAGATAGCTACGATGGAGACGGTTCAGAATGGGTAGATATAAATAACTACGAATATACACCTGCTACAAACGTTTCAGAACATTTTAATACTGTTTTATATACTGGTAACGGAACATCAAACTCCTCAGAACAAAATGTTACAGGAGTAGGATTTCAACCAGATTTAGTTTGGATAAAAAATAGAGGAGAAACCAGAAACCACGTTTTAGTTGA